CTTTAAAAGAATTACCTGAATTTAAAGAATTTTACTTTGCAACAGAGCGTTCAAAATATTTACGTGATTTAGGTATACCTTTAAATACAGATTCAACGATAGAAGGTCAATTTATATTTTTAGCTGAGCGTGCTTCTGAATTACTCCATCCTAGAGTAATAACAGATCGAACAGTAATTGATGTAATGGCATTTACGTGTTTAGCTAAATCTATTCCATATTATGTTGGAGATGAAGTATGTCAAGCAGCATCACATTTAATTAGAAAATACGATTATATATTTTATATTTCACCTGAAGGAGTTGAAATTGAGGATAATGGAGTTCGAACTACAGATTCAGATTATAGAACAGACGTTGATAGAGAAATTCAAAAAATTATAACTCAAAATAAATCTAAAATAAAAAACTATATTCATTTATCGGGTTCTGTTGAGGAAAGAATTGAAAAAGTTAAACAGACGTTATTTCCTTAATATTTATAAATAAAAATATACAAAATGAAAAAAACTCGTTTACTTGAAATCATACGTGAAGAAATTAGTGAAGCATTAAATGTGCTTGTAACCAATAAAAAAGGAGAAACTACCACAATGCCTTTTAACACTCCAGATGAGAAAAAATCAGTAACTAATCTTAAACAAGACAGCAATATTACTAATATTGAAACTACTGCTGGACAAAATATTAAAGAAACAGAACAATTAGATGAAATTGAACAATTAGCTGAAATGGCTAGTATAACTCAATTAAAAACACAGTTAGAAAAACAAGGTAAAAGTAAAGAATTATCCGCTGTTAAAGCTGCTGAAAAATCTACTATTGATAAACTAAAACAAAACCCAGTATTTTCGGGTGATGGCAAAAATGCAAGATTAAAAGGATATGTATCTGCACTTAAAAAAGAACTTAAAGCAGAACATGATATTAATCTACAAGATTTATTAACTACAGTTATGTTAGATGCTGAAAAAGCAGGTGATAAATTTAAAGATGATATTGCAACTAACACAATTGAAAAAGATGCTGCTGCACAAGTATTAGGTACAGAAAAAGGTCAACGTGGTAGAAAAGCTAGTGAAACTAAACCTGAAAAACCTGCTAAAGCTGAAAAAACAAAAACAGAACCAAAATCAGCTGAACCAGAAACTTCAACAGATGAAGAAGGCCCATCAGCTCAAGATATAGCAGGTGATGAAACAGCAAAAGAATTATCAAACATTCCATCAGATAAAAAAGAAAAATTCAATTTAGGTTTGAAATTTATTGGTAAATATAAAGACGATAAAGCTAAAGTTGATGCTTATTTGAAAAAAGCTAAAGACGAGTATAAATTTCCAAAAACAATGTTGGACGATTTAAAAAGAGCAGCTGGTAGAGGAGTTGAATAATGGTTAAAGACAAAATACTAAATATTAGAATATCGCACCTTATAATGGGTGCGATTATTTTATTTTTACTGTGGTTTGCATTTCTAAAACCAACTAAAAACGATTCATCTAAATACGATAAACAAAAACAACAAATTGATAGTTTAACATATGTTATAAATGGATTAAAAAAAGAACAAGTTGAATTAGATAAATCTATTAAATTCCATCAAACGAAAATAGATTCATTAGATTATGAAATAGATAGCACCAACCAACAAATAACAAATATACGTAACTATTATGGTAAAAAAATTAGGGATATTGCTAATTACACTCCTTCTCAACTTGACGATTTTTTCTCAAAACGATATAAATAAAGTTTGTTTTGATCAATCAACAGCTAAAAAAATAGCAGCTGATTTAGTTAAAGGGGATTCTGCAAAAGCAGAATTAGAGAAAACAAAAAAACTAGTATTTCAATTAAATGAAAAAATAGTTGAAAAAGATAGTGTTATTTTATTTTATATAAAAAAAGATACTAACTACATCAATCAAGTAAAAAGTTATGCTGAAATAAAAGAAAAACAATCTATTTTAGTTACGGGTCTTGAAAAAGACAAAGATAAACTTATTACCGAAAATAACAATTTAAAAACAGGCCTTAAATGGGTTGGTGGAGGATTCGTGGGAACCCTAATTTCCTTACTTACATTTGCATTAGTTAAATAATTTATGTCTGATTTAAGAAAAGCAATAAGAGAAGAATATATTAAATGTGCAGCATCACCTGCATATTTTATGAAAAAATATTGCTACATCCAGCATCCAAAACGTGGTAGAATTCAATTTAACCTTTACCCATTCCAAGAACGTGTTTTAACTTTATTTCAACAAAACGATTATTCAATTGTATTAAAATCTAGGCAGTTAGGTATTTCTACTTTAGCAGCAGGTTATTCATTATGGTTGATGTTATTCCATGAAGATAAAAATGTACTATGTATTGCAACTAAACAAGAAACCGCTAAAAACATGGTTACTAAAGTTAAGTTTATGTACAATAGCTTACCTTCTTGGTTAAGAGAAAATAATAAACCTGCTGAGGAAAGTAAATTAACCCTTAGATTAAATAATGGATCTCAAGTTAAAGCTACTTCAGCATCAAGTGATGCAGGTCGTTCAGAAGCCGTTACTTTGCTAATAATTGATGAGGCAGCTTTTATTAATGGTATAGGTGAGATTTGGGCATCAGCTCAACAAACCCTAGCTACGGGTGGGGGTTGTATAGCATTATCTACACCTTATGGTACAGGTAACTGGTTCCATAAAATGTGGGTTGGTGCAGAAATGAGTGAAAATAGTTTTTTACCTATTAGATTACCTTGGCAAGTTCATCCTGAACGAGATCAAACATGGAGAGATTTACAAGATAAAGATTTAGGTATTAGAATGGCAGCACAGGAATGTGACTGTGACTTTAGTACTTCTGGAGATACTGTATTTTATTCTGAAGATATAGATTTTTATGGAAAAACTTATATAAGAGACCCGTTGGAAAAACGGGGAGTAGACCAAAACTTATGGATTTGGGAACCAGCGGATTATTCTCGGAACTATTTGATCGTAGCAGACGTTGCTCGTGGCGATGGTAAGGATTATTCAGGGTTTCATATCTTTGATATTGAAACGTTCACTCAGGTAGGTGAATATAGGGGACAAATCGGAACAAAAGATTATGGTCATTTACTAGTAAGCATAGCAACTGAATATAATAATGCTTTACTAGCAGTTGAAAATTCTAACATAGGATGGTCTACTATTCAAACAATATTAGATAGAGGTTATCAAAATTTCTATTATTCACCTAAGGGTGGAAATATGACAGTTGATTCGTATTTTGATCCATATATGGATACAAGTAGAATGACACCTGGCTTTACAATGTCAACAACAACACGCCCTATTGCTATTGGTAAATTCCAAGAAGCTATAGGAGATAAAGGAGTTACATTTCAATCAATAAGATTACTTGAAGAAATGAAAGTATTTATTTGGAGAAATGGTAGAGCAGAAGCACAATCTGGATACAATGATGATTTGGTAATGGCATTCTCAATTGGATGTTACTTAAGAGACACAGCATTTAAATTAAGACAAAGTGGAATGGAAATGACTAAAAGCATTCTTAACAGCATGTCAACTAATACAACAAAATATTCAGGTGGATATTCAAATATGCCTCAATCACCTGATGGTACTCATAATAACCCTTTTAAAATAAACAACCCTTACGCAGATAATCAAGAAGATATTTCTTGGTTATTATAATAAACAAAACATGGCAGATACTAAATTATTTTCAAGATTAAAAAGATTATTTTCAACTGATGTAATCATTCGAAATGATGGGGGAAATCAACTAAAAGTAGTTGATATAAACAAAATACAAATCTCAGGTGAATATGAAACAAATGCACTTGTAGATAGATTTAATCGAATATATACTAACTCACATACATCAATTTATGGGTACCAAAGTAGCTTTAACTACCAAACACTAAGACCTACTTTATATTCAGAATACGATTCAATGGATACAGATGCTATTATTGCTTCTGCTTTAGATATTTTATCTGACGAAAGCACATTGCGTAACGACATGGGAGAAGTGCTTCAAATACGCAGTTCAGATGAGGACGTGCAAAAAATTCTATATAATTTATTTTACGACGTACTGAACATAGAATTTAATTTATGGCCTTGGATTCGCAATATGTTGAAATATGGAGATTTCTTTTTAAAATTAGAAATAGCTGAAAAATTTGGAGTATATAATGTAATCCCATACAATGCATATCACATTGAAAGACAAGATGGATATGATAGAGACCATCCAAATTCAATTCGTTTTAGATTTGATCCAGATGGTATTTCATCACCATCAGATTATGGATACTATAATGTACCAAATGCTGGAGGGCAAGCTAATTCAATTTATTTTGATAACTATGAAATGGCCCACTTCCGTTTACTTACAGATACTAACTTTTTACCTTATGGTAGATCGTATTTAGAACCAGCTCGTAAATTGTTTAAACAATATACTATGATGGAAGATGCGATGTTAATTCATCGTATTGTTAGAGCGCCTGAAAAACGTATATTTTACATTAACGTTGGTAATATTGCTCCTGCTGAAGTAGAAAATTTCATGCAAAAGACAATATCTAAAATGAAACGTACTCCATATATTGATCAACAAACTGGTGATTATAATTTGAAGTATAACATGCAAAATTTACTTGAAGATTTTTATATCCCAATTCGTGGTAATGATCAAGCAACTAAAATTGATAATTTAGGCGGTTTACAATGGGATGGAATTCAAGACGTTGAGTATTTAAGAGATAAATTATTTGCTGCTCTTAAAGTACCTAAAGCGTTTATGGGGTATGAAAAAGACTTAACAGGTAAAGCTACATTAGCAGCTGAAGATATTCGATTTGCTCGTACTATTGAACGAATTCAACGTATTGTAATATCTGAATTAACTAAAATAGCATTGGTTCATTTATATACTCAAGGTTTTACAGATGAGAGTATGACAAATTTTGAACTATCATTAACTACACCATCAATCATTTATGATCAAGAAAGAGTAGCATTAATGAAAGAAAAAGTAGATCTAGCTACTCAAATGATGGAAAATAAATTAATGCCTACTGATTGGATATATGAAAATATATTCCATTTAAGTGAAGACCAATATGATGAATATAGAGACTTGATTGCTCAAGATGCTAAACGTAAATTCCGTATAACTCAGATCGAAAACGAAGGTAATGACCCACTTGAAACTGGAAAATCATACGGTACACCACATGATTTAGCTTCCCTATATGGTCGAAGTAGATATGATGCTGGAGAAGTTCCTGTAGGATATGAAGAGGAAAAACCAGTATTGGGCAGACCAGAAGAAAAAGTAACTGATAGAAATACACAAGATAATGCTTTAGGTAAAGATAGAATAGGAGCATTAGGTGCTAAAAAAGATAATGATGAATCTGATTCAACTAAACCACAATATAAGGGTGGATCCCCATTAGCATTGGAAACTAAACGAAACAAAAATACAAAAATGTTTAAAGATATTGTAACCCATAAAAAACAAATGATCTTTGAAGCATATATAAAGGGAAATTCACTATTAGATGAATCACAAATACGAGAGTAATATTTTTTTATATATTTATCAATAAAACCAAACTAAAAAGAATGCAAGTCAAACATTCAAAGTATAAAAATACTGGAATCCTTTTTGAACTTTTAGTTCGTCAAATTACCTCGGATACGTTAGAGGGTAAAGATTCCCCCGCAAAAGATATACTTAAAAAATATTTTGTAAAAACAGAATTAGGAAGGGAATATAAATTATATGAAACTCTTTTAAAGAAAACTACATTAACTGAAACAAAAGCTAATAT